CCTTAAAACTGGTGCACATTGCTTGGGTAATAGCCATAGTTTAGATTCCTCCGTTATACTCGGCTTGGTAGTTGCGAGCCATTTCCTGTTGGAACAGCTGCACAGCTTCATCAAACTGCGCCTTATATAAGTTTAGCGTTTCTGGCGCTTTAAGAAAAGCAGAAGTTTCATAAAGTGACGCAGAAAGCAACAAATTCTCAGCATTATCACTAATCCAAGTGTTTGGATTGCCTGATGAGAGGCCAGTTTCGGGTGCTACGTAGTCAACTTCGTAAGAATATGTGTCGTCTGGAGTTGGGGCAACTGTTATGGTTGTGCCTGTTATTCCAGCCGTGTCAGTTGAATACATACGTGGGGTGCCAGTTGTTGAGCCATTGGGCCAATAGTCTTTTAGGTAAGAATCAATCCTGTGATCTAGGTAAACTGTGTTGCCAGAGCTGATTATTGACAGCTGCCGAATCATACGAGCTGTAGGTATTACGTATTGGTTAGTTCCTACGACCATCGCTGCTGTCGTCGTTCCTCTGTAACAAGGCATTGAAGGCAAACGCTGAAAGATCATGTCTTCAGCTTGCGCTATGATTTGATCAATAGAAGCCTGCAACTCGCTGGAGTCGTCTTCCATAAAGTTTTGTATATTGGTTACTAGTTGTGTATAATTCATAATCCATACCCCCAGCCTTCTTCGCCCCAACCATTGTCGCCCCATCCGTGCGCTGGCTCAGGAGTTCCGACTGCGCCTGTTCCTGCGAGTCCTGATTCAATGACCTCAGAGACTGCGACTTCTTCACCGACATTGCCGACAGCGGCAACTCCAGCAATTCCTGTGACATTAACTCTGACTGTGCTTCCGTCAGACTCGCCGAGGATGTGGACTGCGCCTGTGCCAGCTACGCCTGTTTCAGTTATTTCAGTTTCTTCAGTGAATGTTCCTAGGGCACCTGTCGCTGCTACGCCTGTCGGGGAAACTTCAGTTTCAGGCGACGAAATGCCGACAGAGCCTTGAGAAGAAATGCTTAAGACAGTAGTTGCTGTTGAGAATGTTCCAAGTGCACCTGTGCCTGCTGTGCCTGAAGCTGAAACATCAATAACGATGTTAGGGACTGCTGTGCCTGTTGCACCTGTTGCTGCTACTCCTGGAACTTCTGCTGGGTCTGTCTCAGACTCTGTTGTGTAATCGCCCAGAGCACCTGTAGCTGCGACCCCATCAACAACCGTTGCGAATGCATCGATCGTTCCTGTCCTGCCTGTGCCTGCTACACCTGTAACAGTTATTTCATATTCAAGTATGTAACCTGAACCAACACGACCATGGCCAGGAATACCGACTGGTGGCCTCTGCCGAGCATCAATGAATGGGTCGTAATTGTAGCCTACATAAAAGGTAGCATTCTCTGGGTCGTTGTCTGGGCGAGGCTGAAACAGCGCAACCGCGTCAACAACATTACGCGGTGGATCAAGTTGTGGGTGCTTCGGCTCCCAATCTTCTGGCTCAACTCTTAATCCGTCCCAAGTCGTTTTGAGTGAGGTATAAGGCACACGTAAGCCAGAACGATCACCGATCGCTAATGACTTTTTACCTGTTGCCCTTCTCACTCTTGCCATCAGTTAAGATTCATCCCTGTTGGTCTGATGCGTAGTGTTACGCCATCGTTGTCAGTGCTCGCAGCATACTCAAATGCTCTCTCATACATCTCGTTGAGCATTGTTAATCTTTCTGGTGCAACCTTCATTGCCAACTTGGCAGCCAGCCCAGCACAAATGCAATCGTTCCATCTGTAAGGTATATCTGCATCTTGATTAGAAGCTGTTACATCTTCGAGTTGGTTGATTGACCAATAAACAAGACTGTAGTTATTGCTGTCTGGCACTTGCCACATATACAAAACTGGTGTGTATTGCTTGTCTATCATGTATTGGCTAGGCTTGCCGCTGCTGGCTTTGTTCGGGAGTTGGTTGTATTCGTCAATGCTGACTCGCTCAACAACTGTGTCAGAAGTTGTGCCGCCGACAGTTTCCCTAACAACAACGCTCATTAAGTCAATTGTGCCCACTGGTAAGGTGTAGGTCGTCGTGCCTTGTGTGAGTGACAGCGTATTATTCTGCACAGCCCAATAGTTTATTCCTCTGTTGGCCCATTCGCTGAACAATAAATTCAGGCTTCTGCGAGCTGTCTCAGCTTGATAGCCTGTGCGAGTTTGGTTATCAATGCCGCAACGCTCATATGCCTCGGTGATTATCTCCTCAACATCGGGTCTGAATGCGACTGTTCCTGAAGTAGCCATTATAAAGACTCCTCAACAATTATTCCGTCAAACGAAGCTGATATCGCGTTCGCTTGGTTTTTGTTACATATTGCTCTGACTTCAACATCTGACTTCTCAGGGATCTTTAAAGGTTGTGCGAAAGGATACAATATCTCACTTTCCGAAACATCAATCTTAACAGCAGTGCGAAAAACTTCCCCAGGACTCCTAACTAAAAAGCGCACAGTCATGTATACACCGCCAGAGGTGCCTGTTCCGTGAGTGGCTATGCCTTGGTAGACATATAGGCTTTTGCCTGCGGGAACAGTGTATACTGCCATAAGCGTTTGATTCTCGCCTGCAGTTATCTGAGCGTAGGTCGTGCCGCCATTGGCTATTGAAATATTGCCTGCTGGGGCTGACGAGCCTGTTATGTAAGCTCTGAAAACTCTTAAGAAGGTTTGAGTCGTTGTGTAAGTGCCTGAGCCGTTCAGAGTGAATGTTTCGTTGACTTCGTTGTAATCTGCATCCAGCCCGAAAACAATCCCTGTCACACCTGAATCAGTTGCTCCGCTGGCACTCGTTACTGTCATGGCGACAGCTGACGCAGGATAAGCATAAGTCCCACCGACATCCCATATAGTTTCTTCTACATTGATGATGTTCGGGTTGTAGCCATACTTAAAAAGAGAAGCGTGGTAAGGTATCTGGCCGCGAGAAATTTGGAGCTCGAATGGCTCCGTTGTCCCGATCCTACTTATAGAAGAGACTTGAGCCATTCGATCCTCCTTAATATTCTTTAGCCACCCTCAGAACTACCTGATAAGCATCACCTGCTGCACCTGCACCTGTCGTGGTGAATTTTACATCACCTGTCGGGGTTGTGCCGTATGAAGAGCTCGATGGAAGTCCACCGAACTTTTCAAAGCTGTGATAGCCTTGTTGGTTCTCAGCCAAGTGCAATATGATGACATCGGTGGCAGCATCAGCCAACACCTCAACAGTCATGCCTTGTATGATCCACCAACACTCAAGTATTCTGACGCCTGTGCATGGATCGCCGTTGGAATTGTTAACCAAAGACGACACATCAATCTTAGTGACTGCACTTTCGTTACCTGTATCAACATACTGGTATTGAAAAGCGAACACAGCCTCACGAGGGTTGTCGGCTATCGTAGTGGTTGTTACGATATCAGCCATTCGTCACCCTCCTAAATTATGATAGTGCCGCACCAACAGCAGTAACCCAAGCAGCTCCTGTGTTAATGACTAGGCAATATTCATTGTCGCCAGCGCCATTGTCACTTACGATATAAACTGTGCCGACTGTAGTGTCTGCTGCTGCTGGTAAATCTGCAGTTAATACAACTGGGACTTCAAACCCATTGTTGGACTTCACTGGTCCTGTAAAAGTTGATCGAGCCATTTTTATCTCCTGTCGTGGCTAGTGTCTGCCGAAGCAGTCAGGATTGTAAGGGGAGGGTTGCCCCTCCCCAAAGTTTTACGCTGCGCCTTCAGAACCGAAGATGCCACGCCAGTCAGTGAAGCCGAACGAATAACGCTCGCGCACTTTATAGCGGACATTGCCAGTTTCAAAGTCGCCTTCCATGCCTTTTTTCAAAGGTGAACGCTGGAAGTGCTTCAGACCATCAGGCACATCTGTCATGATGTAGAATGCATCTGAGTCAGTCAAACGACGCATCACGTGATAACCTTGCGGTAGGAATCCACCTGCACGGATCGCGTTGATGTCGTTGTCTGCTGTGCCTGTGCGCAATTGTGATTCAAGCAAACGCTCTGCCACAAAGGTGTATGCAGTGGGGATAACTAGCATTGTGCCTTGTGCAGCAATACGAAGTCCACGATCGTCCTTCATGTCTGCGATTTGAATCAGCATCTGCTCCAGAGAAGTCTCTGAAAGGTCAGCTGCGGTTGCTAATGTGTTTGACTGATCGCCTGAACGAGTCGGGTGGTCAGTTGCACACAATGTTTTACCGTCACCACCAGTTACACCAGAACCTGAGAATGCGTTGTTAAGAACATTCGCAGCCTTGATCTCTTTGGTCGATGCCATTGAGCGTGCAAGAGCTTTGGTGTAGCGTGAAGCAATCGAGCCATATAGGCCATCCTCTTCTGCTTCCTCAGTGATTGAGAATGCAAGAGCGATTGTCTCGTGCTGGTAACGAGCAGTCCACTGTTGTGAAGCAGCATCATAAGAGATTGCCGCACCTTCACCCTTAACAGGTGCATTGCCGAAGCCTTCCAATAGGACGTCTTCTTCAAATGCTTTCTGTGAAGAGTTAGTTTCAAAAACAGCTTCCCACTCTGGTGGATAAGTGTCGTACTCGAGGCCAAAGAGGGTGTTTAGTCCTGGCTCGAGCATTTTTGCAAATTGTGCTCTATTCATTGCCATTTGTCATTCCCTCCTTAAATGCCAGCTGTGCCTTTCAGGAGATGCTCATTGATAAGCACTTCCATGACCGCATTCGCGCCAAACGCATTCTCAGGTGCGTCATACAACGCAATTATTTTCGTTTGAGCGGAGGCTGCTGCCATGGTTCCTGAAATTTCGAAGCCAGACTGACCTGTGAGTGTTGAGCCTGCACCAGCAACAATATCAGCACAGTTGCCGATGTTGGTCTGAGCAGGAGATCCAGCGGATTGCACTTTGAAAACAATATACGGGTCATCGTAAACGAATGCGATAATATCCGTAGCTGTTGTTCCCGAAGGCCAATATTCGCTGTAGACGTATGAGCCATCACTTGCAGTGTATGAACATCCTGCGAACACACCTACCACATTAGTCTCTGTAGCACCTGCAGGTTGAAGAGTGCCATCCGCTGCGAGGATGACCGCATCACCATTGAAGATGTTTTCTGCGAGACCAGAAGTAATAGTGTATTTGTTAGCACGAGGTGCATAACCGCTCATGTGGCGAACTGGGACGAACCCAAAGGCTGCATCTGCATTTGCCATTTTCGCTACTCCTTATAGCAGTTAATCATCAGCCATCACCGAGATATCTCGGCCACGACTACTCGAAGATTTCCGATCTTGTTGAATCGGAATGCCCCCAGTCCTTGCCATCGCATCAAGCTCTCCTGGAATTGATTCGTTCTGTTCATCATTACGTTGGTTATAGTAAGCCTTCATAGATTTGAACTTATCTTTTGGCATCTCACACAGGATCATGCCTTCAACTCCGATTGAACCTGCCCACTGCCCATGATTGATAGTTGGGAATCTCTGATCTTTCACAGTGTCAGCAGGGCGAGGGTTCCAGCCTGCACGCATACGTTTGTATACGTTGTCTGGAGTATCCCTACCCTGAATCGAGGTAGCAATCCATCGTTGGACCATCCCAGGACGGGGATCAGGTGCGTCCAACAACGATGGTGGTTTCCATGCTGCCTCTTCACGAGGTGCACGGACTTCTGAGCGTTCTTCGCTTGCACGAACATTTCGTTTTTGTGTCATAGTTCTATCCTCTTGCCTGTTTTTGGATCTCTGCAGCGTACTGCTTCAATCCTTTTTCATCAGTAATGCCTAGTTCCCTAGCCATTCGGAGTTGATCCTGTGACATGCGAACACGCCCACCCTTGTAGGAAGATCCGCCTGTAGTAGGGGCGACTGGTGATCTACTTTTTGATTTCCTACCAGAGATCTGACCTGAGTTTAGCTCAGGAAACACTTTAAGTAAACGATTATTTAACTGATCGTAATATTCTTCAGAATCCTTGTCGTATCCTTCAAGGTCCAATTGAACATCAATCGACCGTGCCATAGCAGTTTCGCGCTCAAAGCCTTGTGCGTTGAACCAGCGGTTCTTCTCCCACCAATCCATAGCTTTTTTGGGTGCTGGTGCTTGGGCAACTTGCTCTGCTCGGCCAACAGTCGGTGAGACTGCTTGTTGGGCACGAGCTTGCTTTTGCATTTCTGCGATGCGCATTGCTGCACGCATATCAGCTAGCTGTTCGCTGAAGCTGACTTGTGCATTTGTGTCGCCATTTTCAACAGCTTTAGCCAATGCCTTTTTAGTTTGCTCGTAACGCTTGTTGAATGCGTTTTCAGCTGCATGGGCACTGCCTTGCTCCAATCGCTCAAGGCGAGCTTTGAGTTGGGCTGTTTCGTCTTGAAACTGCTTGGCTTGCAATTCTGCTTCACGACGCTGGTCTACGAGCTTTTTGATTCGCTTTTGGACCTTTTCGCCGTATTCTGGCTCTTCATCTTCTTGTTTCGCAGCTTGCTGCTCCTCTGCGGAATCAGACTCGTCTGTGATTTCGATTTCGAGCTCATCAGTTTGACCAGCTTTACGCTTGGTCTCATTGATTTCGTCTTGTATTTCTTTCAAGACGTCTTCTTGATCAGACATGGTTGGCGTCCTCCATGGTTTGTCGCCTATGATTCTACGTATGAAGTTATCTCTGCGTCCTCAGGCAAGATTGATGTAATCTCGTCATCGTTAAGCAAAAGCAGCTTCACACCATTGATTGTTAGTTTTTGGCCTGCATACTTACCGTAAGTAACACGTGCACCAATTTGAGGCCAATCGCCTTTCCAAGAGTTGCCAGTGTCGCGGTCGCGATATGCTAGATCCCCCATAGCCAGGATTCGGCCATGAGCAGTCAGATATTCTTCGTTTTCTTGACTGGTGGATGGAAGTAATATGCCGCCTTTGGTCTTTTTCTTGACCTGATTAGGCTGAACTAAAACTTTCCACCCCATTGGCTTGGGGAACTTGTGCGAACCTAGTGTTTGTTCGCTTTCCTCATCTTTGATGAGGTTAATTGCATGTGGATGAGACATGGTTATACATCCTCTTCGTCATCTAGTTTTTTCATCATTTCGCTGATGATGCCATTTGCCCTTTCGAGACCCTCAGCAACACCAACGCTCTTTTTATATGCTTCAAAGCTACTCATCTGACCCAGAAGCATATTCTGAGCTATCGAGTTCTGTTCTTCCGTCAGAGTTTTTTGGATCTTTTTCAGCAGATCTATTACTGTCATTATGCAACTCCGCTTTCGCAGCGCCAGAGACGCCTGTCACGAACACCTCGACAACATTACTTTCAGGCTTATTTACCATAGCCTTTTTTCTTCTTCATCGTTTTCTTTTTCTTTTTGACCATTGGTTTTTTCTTTTTCATTCCATGCTTCATGGTTTTGCCTCCTTTGGACATCAGTGAAGAAAATGATGCTCTATTCAACTTTACCTCCGTTTTGATCAGAAGGCAACTGAGATAGTGCACCTGTTGTTGTAATGCCGCCAATGCTCAAAAACTTCATCAAGTCTTCAAGTGTGCCAACACTACGTCCACCCCTGCTGGGGATCTGCATTTGAGAAACTTCATCGTAAACTGTTGCCGATGGGTCAACCTTTTTCAATGACTTCTCGCTGCCGACAGGAATCATCCTAACCAGCGAAACTGGGTTGCCTTCTGCGTCCAAGGCTCTGTTGCGGTGGCGACCGTCATGCATACGGATCTGAACTGCCGAGTCACCAGCAGGCAAGTCATAGCTGAGATATGGCAGGTCGTCTAGCGGGATATTGTCGCGCATTAAGTCTTGCAGTTGATTTTGCTTTTGAAAAACTGAATACCGCACCAATGGGTCGCTCATGTCAATGCCTGCAGCTAGCTGCTCAAAAGTCTTTGGGTTCATTAGTGCGAGGTCAGCTGTGCCTTCTGAGGCTTCTTGCAATGCGCTGTAAAGAGGCATCTGCTCATACATCTCAAACATCTCGGGTGCTTGTTCTGCGAGCTTTTGCGTTTTCTCACCGATCTCAGCTTGCAACTCGTCAGGCGTGCGACCGAGTTTATTGGCTAATGACGACAACCATGTTACTGTCTTGTCTGTTGCTTCGGCTGCGAGTTTGCTGAATCCACCCATTACTCAAGTATACCTTCTTTTTTCAGATATGCTTTTACTTCTGATTTACTCATCCCGTAAACGTCCATCAACTCATCAATGATAACAGCGGAGTCTTTCAAGCCTTCAAACTCGTAAGGATTGTCAATGTCGCTTTTCAAAAATTTGTTGATGTTTCCTGCCTCTTCAACAACAGATTCGTAAACGCTATCAGGAATGCCTTCTGTTGCTCTTTGTTTAAATCCTGGGGACATTGATTCAAGATTGAAAAAGTCAACAAACTCTTTGTAGCTTGGGGTGTCAACTATTGAGTCCAGCATCTTAATGTCAGGTGGCTGAATTGACGGAGCAGCTTTGGCAGCTGTTGAGGCAGCTTCAATAAATGGGAAAACACCTGCTGCAACTCCTGGGAAGGCAGCTGCTCCTGCGACAAAATCTCTGCGAGATGGGTCTGTGATGTCGCTTGTTTTGCGGGAAAGATTTGTTAAAAAATTTCTTGCTGGCTTCGTGATAACTTTGGTCACTGGGATCGCTTCTGCAACGCTCAACCCGAAGCCAACAGCTGGGCCAACCATTTCACCTGCGGTATCTGCTTTTTCAATGTCGCGATAGGCTTCTTGACCTGCGTATGCTGCGCCCATGGGCGTCAAGTCCAATAGGCCGATTTGATCCATGAAACCTTTGCTTGGGTCTGTTGTGCCTGCGATGCCTTCGGAAATGTTCCTTGCAGAGCCTCGCGACATCAATCCCTTATCAACCAAGAAGTCAGCAATAGCGTTGCGGGTCTTTTCCCGCAGCGTTGGCTCATAGGGCATGATCTGACCTTGATCAGCAATGTAGTCTGCTGCTGCTTGGGTCGGGATATTTAACTTCCCATCGGGTCGAAACGCATCTGCCATCAGACTTGGCCTCCTGACAACTCGTTGGCTAAAACTTTGAGCGTGTCTTGAAAGCCTTTGTCAAGTTCCTTAGCAGCCATGGCGAACTTGCGTGGGCTGACCTTGTCAGTGTCAATCTGCCTTTTCTCAAGAAAGCTCTTGGCTGCGCGAATCTCTGCTGCTGCTACTTTTTTAATTGCTGCTCTGCTCATCTTACCACGCCTTGCATGACCAATAACGTGCTTTGGTCTTTGGGCCAGGATTGTCGCAGTTGTGACGAGAGCGGAAGTTGCTCCTGCGTCCTGGCTGATTCTTTTTGATCTTCATATTCGGGTCGCCGAATGTCACACGCTTGACTTTGTCGCCATCCTTCACATAAACCACCGACTTCTTTTTCCCATAGCTCGGCTCCCCTTTCCCGATTCTGCGGGGTTTGTTCAAAGTAACTGTTCTTCCTTTGTATTTTGCCATTTGGGTTCACCTTAACACTTCTTGGGCAGCTGTAGTCCCAGAGGATGTATTTCTTTACAGGGTTGCGGTAGTAATATAGGGATTTCTCTCTGGGGCATCGGTATTCGCAGACCCTCGTGAGCTGATTCCCATAAGCCCATAAGTGTGTCGCAAATATCCCAGAAAGTAGACATTCAATCACTCTTCTTTCTTGCTTTCTTCTTGGCGGTTGCGTTCAGGTCTTTGAACTCATATACTCGCTTTGAGTTTTTGTTCATTGTCTTGCCCGACATCACGATGCCGCCTTTGTGCTTGTGGACTTCGCCAGCATACTTGGTTCCGTCTTTAAAATAATGCATGCCTTTGCCCATTACTTTTTCGCCTTTTTCTTTTTCTTGGCAGCATTCATATTGTCAACCAAGTTAGGATACGGACGACCAGCTTTTTTGGCCGATGCTCTGGCTTTTTTCTTTTGAGCATCTGTCAGAGCCTTGGGCTTGCCTGCCTTTTTCGGACGCTTTTTGTCCCAGACTTCTTTCTTTTTACTTTTTGCCGCCACGCTTCTTCTCCTTATATCCTGAGGCATAGGCAGCTCTTGCTTGGCGCTCGGCTTCTTTCTTGGTTTTGTAAACCTTGCCTTTTGAGCCCCACTTGTAGCCGCCTTTGACCTTTTTCACAGGCATATTAGTAATCCATCTTTGGACCACCGTGTCCGAGCAACTCGTCCATCATGCTGCGCATGTCGCCGCCAGAACCGATGCGCATGACTTTTACCTTCACGCCACCTTCTTCGTCGTCCATCTCTTCATATTCTTCTTCATCTTCATCACCCATAATGTAGTTCTGTTGACAAAGAAGCAAGAAATTAACAAGCTGTTCATCAGTCATGTCCAAGCCTGATTCATCATGAGCAAAGCCCATTTTGTGCATGAACATTTCTGCGTTTTGTTCCATGTTTTCGATATTTACTTCAGCCATTGGCTTTCTCCTTAAAAGTTTTGATTTTAGAGGATGCAACTTTGTATGCACCTATGACGTATGCCATTGGGTAAATAACAAAGTCTGCGAAAGTGGAGCCAACAGTTCGTTCGCCATAAATCTTATGGTTGTAGAAGTCTCTGACTCGGTCTGATGACCACTTTGATTTTGCGACTAGGTGGTCTGCGATGACTTTGCCCCAGACGTCATAGCCTTCTTGCCAGACTATGTCTTGCTTTCTGTGCCATGCTCTTAGCTTTTTGACTTCTGTCATTGTCATGTCGCCGCGATTGTGAGCTGCTGTGCAACAGTGAGTGCCATCGTCGTCGCCGCCACCGCCACCACCGCCGCCGCCTCCACCGCCGCCTCCACCAGTGGTTGTGGTGGTTGTGGTAGTTGTGGATGTAGTTGATGTGGTGTTCCGAGCATCTTCGCGCTCATCGACCAAATCATTAAGCTCTTCAGTCCACTCGCCGCC